AGGCTGCTGGTAAATGGTCTACAAGCGCTGGTGGTCAGTACTATGCTGCTGGTGTCGGCGGCGCTCTTGCTGGTCGTGGTGCTGATCTGTTCGTTATTGACGATCCCCACTCGGAGCAGGACGTTAAGACCAACTCACGGTTGGCTTTCGACACTGCGTGGTCTTGGTTCCAGACGGGCCCGCTCCAGCGACTGATGCCGGGCGGGGGGATCATCGTGGTCATGACGCGCTGGTCCTTGCTGGACCTGACCGGGCGCTTGATCAGCTACCAGTCCAAGAACCCAGAGGCCGAGCCGTGGGAAATCGTGGAGCTTCCGGCCATCTTGCACGAGGGTGCGGAGAACGAGAAGTCGCTTTGGCCCGAGCAATGGCCGCTGGCCACCCTCAAGTCCACCAAGGCCGCGCTGGACCCTAAGTATTGGAACGCCCAGTACATGCAGCAGCCCACCGCCGAGAACTCGGCCATCGTGAGCCGCAAGATGTGGCGCATATGGGAGCAGGACGAGCCGCCACGCTGCGACTACATCATCCAGAGCTGGGACACGGCCTTTGAAGTGAAGAACAACTCCGACTACAGCGCCTGCACGACGTGGGGCGTGTTCTACAACGAGGAAGAAAACGACTCGCCGCAGGTCATCCTGCTGGACGCATTCAAGGACCGCATGGCCTTCCCGGAGCTCAAGCAAGTGGCGCTCAAGCATTGGAAAGAGTGGGACCCAGACGCGTTCATCGTGGAAAAGAAAGCGGCCGGTGCGCCGCTGATCCAAGAGCTGCGGGCCATGGGCATACCGGTCCAAGAATTCAGCCCCAGCCGGGGCAACGACAAGCTGGTGCGCCTTAACGCGGTTGCGGATTTGTTCAGTTCGGGTAAAGTCTGGGCACCCGACACGCGCTGGGCCCGGGAAGTGATCGAGGAAATGGCGGCGTTCCCCGTTGGGGAGCACGATGACTTCGTGGACACGACCACCCAAGCACTTTTGCGGTTCCGGCAAGGCGGCTTCATCGCGCTGGACTCGGACGAGAAAGACGACCGTTACTACCAAGCACGCAAGGCTGCGTACTATTAAGGATGCCCCATGGCTACAAATTTTGACAAAGCAATGTTTCAGCAACCCCGAGGTCTTGAGGACTTGGCGGCAGACATCGACCCCATCGAAATTGAGATCGTTGACCCCGAAGAGGTGAGCATCAAGGTCGGTGACATGGAGATCGAGATCGAGCCGGGTGAGCCCACCATCGACGACTTCGACGCCAACTTGGCCGAGTTCCTTGACGACGGCGAGCTGCAGACCCTTGCAGGCGAGTTGGCCGGTGACATCGACAACGACCGCAACAGCCGCAAGGACTGGGAGAAGGCGTACACCGAGGGCCTCAAGCTCTTGGGCTTGAACATGGAGGAGCGCACGGAGCCGTGGAACGGTGCCAGTGGCGTGTTCCACCCCATGATCACAGAAGCGGTTGTCAGGTTCCAGTCAGAAACGATCACCGAGACGTTCCCTGCTGCCGGACCTGTGCGCACCAAGATCATTGGCAAAGAGACCCCGCAGAAGAAAGAAGCCGCGCTGCGTGTCGAGGCTGACATGAACTTCCAGCTCACGGAGGTGATGAAGGAGTTCCGCGCTGAGCACGAGCGCATGCTGTGGTCGCTCCCCGCCACAGGCTCCGCGTTCAAGAAGGTCTACTTCGACCCAAGCCTTGACCGCCAAGTGTCGATCTTCATCCCGGCCGAGGACATCCTGCTGCCCTACGGCACGTCCAACATCCAGACTTGCTACCGCCTGACGCACCAGATGCGCAAGACGAAGAACGAGATCATCAAGCTGCAAGAAGCTGGCTTCTACCGTGACGTGGAGATCGGTGACCCGGACAAAGCCATCAGCGAGATCAACAAGGCCAAGGACAAAGAGACCGGCTTCAGCGATCTGAACGACGACCGCTTTACGCTGTACGAGTCCCATGTGGACCTGTACCTCAAGGGCGACCCGCTGTGCGAAGACGAGTCTGAGATTGCGCTGCCGTACGTGGTCACCATGATCCGTGGCACCAACACCATCTTGTCCGTGCGCCGCAACTGGAACGAGGACGACGAGCTCAAGCTCAAGCGCCAGCACTTCGTTCACTACCAGTACATCCCCGGTTTTGGTGCCTACGGCTTCGGTCTGTTCCACCTGATCGGCGGCTTCGCCAAGTCGGCCACCAGCTTGATGCGTCAGTTGATCGACGCCGGTACGCTGAGCAACTTGCCCGGCGGTCTGAAGACACGCGGCCTGCGCATCAAGGGTGACGACACCCCGATCGCTCCGGGTGAGTTCCGTGACGTGGACGTTGGCTCGGGCGCGATCCGTGACAACATCATGCCGCTGCCGTACAAGGAGCCAAGCCAGACGCTGTTCCAGCTCTTGGGCACAGTGGTCGATGAAGGTCGCCGCTTCGCCGCGACGGCCGACATGAAGGTGGCGGACATGGGGGCCAACGCTCCTGTGGGCTCCACACTGGCTATCCTTGAGCGCCAGCTCAAAGTGATGACGGCCGTTCAGGCGCGTGTGCACTACTCCCTGAAAGAAGAGCTGCAGTTGCTGGCCGCGATCATCCGCGACTACACAGACGACGAGTACACCTACGAGCCCGATGGCGAAGAGGGCCCCAAGGCCAAGGCTTCGGACTACCAGCATGTGGACATCCTGCCTGTCAGCGACCCGAACGCCGCCACGCTCAGCCAGCGTGTTGTGCAGTATCAAGCTGTGATCCAGATGGCCCAGATGGCACCGGACATTTACGACCTGCCTGCCCTGCACCGGGGCATGCTGGACGTGCTGGGCATCAAGAACGCCGAGAAGCTCGTGCCAATCGAAGACGACATGAAGCCCAAGGACCCTTTTTGTACCAAGATCACAAAGCCCACATTGCTGTGCACACCGCACCGATGCAAGACCCGACCATCATGGCGCTGATTGGCCAAAACCCCAAGGCTCCGATGATCCAAGCAGCCATGATGGCGCACATTGCGGAGCACGTAGGCTTTGCGTACCGCCAGCAGATTGAGCAACAGTTGGGCATGCCCTTGCCGCCCGAAGACGAGAAGTTGCCGCCAGAAGTGGAAGTGGCGCTGTCGGCCATGATGGCCCAAGCCGCTGTGCAAGTGTCGCAGCAAAACCAAGCCCAAGCCGCTCAGCAACAAGCACAGCAGCAAGCCCAAGACCCGGTTGTTCAGATGCAGATGCAAGAGCTGCAGATCAAGCAAGGCGAGCTGGCGCTGAAAGAGCGCAAGCTGCAAGTGGATGCCGCAGCCAAAGCCGACGAGCTGGAGCTGAAGAAGCAGGAGCTGGATGGCAAGCTGGAGTTGGAAGGCTTCAAGGCTGGCCAGCAAGCGCAACAGGCAGAAAAGCGCCTGCAAGGCGAACAAGAACGCGAAGGTGTGCGCATGGGCGCTGACATCGCAAAGAACAAAGCACAGGCTGCGTTGCAAGCGGCGCAGATATTGGCCAACTCACGAAAAGGAAAGTAAGCAGAAATGATACAAGACTTCGCACGCGTATTGCGCGACCAAATACGCACCGACATGAACAACTACGCCGACGACTTGGCGGGTGGGGCATGCCGCAACTTTGACGAATACCAAAAACTCTGCGGAATCATTCAAGGTCTTGCGACCGCAGAGCGTCATCTCCTAGACCTTGCGAAGAAAGTAGAGCAATCAGATGAGTGAAATCATTCTGCCCCCGGGCATTTCCTTGCCCAGCCACATCCAGCCGGTCGACAAGCCCGACGAAGATGCAGACAACGACACAAAAGCCAGTGCGCTCCCGACCCCAACAGGTTGGAAGATTCTGTGTGTTGTGCCAGAAGTCGATGAGAAGATCGCGGGCACGTCCCTTGATCTGGTCAGAGACACCGCCACCATGCGTCAGGAAGAACATGCCACAACGGTTCTTTTTGTTTTGCGTGTCGGCGCAGACGCCTACAAAGACCAAGCGAAGTTCCCCAACGGCGCGTGGTGCAAAGAAGGCGACTTCATCCTTGTTCTGACCTACACAGGCACCCGGTTCAAGATTTTTGGAAAAGAGTTTCGCCTCATCAATGACGATCAGGTGGACGCTGTTGTGCAAGACCCTCGCGGACTGACCCGCGCTTGAAGGAGTAGAAATGGCAGAAGCATTTAAGTTCCCTGACGAACAGGACGAATCCCAAGGCCAGACGGTTGACCTCGATGCCGGTGACACGGAAATCGAGATTGAAGTCGTAGACGACACCCCTGAGCGCGACCGTGGCCGCAAGCCGCTGGACCGTGAAGTGGCGGACCCCACGGACGAAGAAATCGAAAGCTACTCTGACAACGTCAAGAAGCGCATCAAGGACTTGACCCATGCCCGTCACGACGAGCGCCGGGCCAAGGAAGCGTTGTTGCGTGAGAAACAAGAGCTGGAGCGTCTTGCACAGCACATGGTGGCGGAGAACAACAAGCTCAAACAGTACGTGAACAACGGCTCTGAGCACTACGCCGCGTCCATGAAACACATCGCTGAAAACGAAGTGGACAAGGCCAAACGAGCTTTGAAAGAAGCCAACGAGTCCTTTGACACCGAGGCAATCATCGCCGCTCAAGAAGCGTTGATGGATGCCAAAATGAAGGCAGAGGCCGCAAAAAACTTTCGTCCAACCCCTTTACAACTGGACGAAGATACTGTACAAATCCCACAAAACCGCGAAACAGCACCCGCAGTCGACGAAAAGACCCTGCGCTGGCAGGCAAAAAACCAGTGGTTCGGCGCGAATGGTTTCGAGGAACTTACCAGCTTTGCACTAGGGCTGCACCAGAAACTAGTCAATTCGGGCATTGACCCGCGAACTGAAGAATACTTCGAGAGGATTGACTCTCGCATGAAGTCGACGTTCCCCGATGTTTTCGGTGACGATAGGCCAAAGTCCGGTGATAGCTCCAAGAGGCGCTCCACGGTTGTAGCTCCGGCGACTCGTTCGTCAGGAGTTCGGAAAGTGCAACTGACGAACACGCAGCTTGCGTTGGCGCAGAAGTATGGATTGACCCCGCAGCAATACGCTGCTGAAGTTGCTAAATTGGAGAAATGACAATGGCTGAATTGACACAAGACCGGACAAATCGTGACCTGAAGTCACGCGAGAAAACTGCTCGTGCTGTATACGTACCGCCGAGTGCGCTGCCTGATCCGACTCCCGAGCCCGGGATGGTTTACCGCTGGGTTGCTACGCACATCCTCGGTCAAGCCGACCCGACAAACGTGTCCAAAAAGATGCGTGAAGGCTGGGTGCCAGTGAAAGCAGCCGACCATCCAGAGCTCATGCTGTTGGGTAGTGAGAAGACCGGCAACGTCGAAATCGGCGGACTCATGCTTTGCAAGATGTCCAAAGAGCAGGCGCAGTCCCGGGACGATTACTACAACAACCAAGCGCAAACTCAGATGGAATCCGTTGATAACCACTTCATGCGAAACAACGACCCGCGCATGCCACTGTTTGCAGACCGAAAGTCTTCTTCCAGTCGCGGTGCTGGTTTTGGTTCTGGTTCAAAGTAACAAGGAGTCCTTAAATGGCATCTACCGCTGCACCATACGGCCTGCGGGCCGTAAACCGTGTTGACGGTCTCCCCTACGCAGGTGAGACACGTCAGCTTTTGATCACCCCCGCTGGCTATGCCAGCAACATCTTCAACGGCCAAGTCGTGAAGATTCACACAGACGGCTACATCAACATCGTCACCGAAACCGGTGGTACTGGTGATGCGTTCCCTGCTGGCACCATTGGTGTCTTCGTGGGCTGCTCGTACACCAACACCCAAGGTCAGACTGTGTTCTCGCAGTACTACCCCTCGGGCGCTTTGAACGGCGTGGCGTACGTTGTGGATGACGACCGTGCTGTGTTCCAAGTCCAAGCTGACGGTTCTGTCGGCCAGACTAAGCTGGGCCAAAACGTGTTCTTCGCTGCTGCACAGAGTTCTTCTACTGGTTCTACCCAGTCGGGCAACTCGAACTCGGCCGTGAGCGCAACTGCCCAAGCTGGCACCGCCGCTTTCCGTATCGTTGGTTTTGCAAACAACATCACTTCTACTGTGGGCGACGCCTACACTGACGTGTTGGTGAAGTTCAACATCGGCCAGCATTCGTACACCAACGCCACCGGCGTCGCCTGATAAGGAGCCTGAATCATGGCAATTTCACGCGCACAACTGCTCAAAGAGCTGCTCCCCGGTCTGAACGCCTTGTTCGGTATGGAATACGCCCGTTACGGCGAAGAGCACAAAGAACTGTACGAAACAGAGAAATCTGAGCGTTCGTTCGAAGAAGAAACCAAGCTGGCCGGTTTTGGCGCTGCTCCTGTCAAGAACGAAGGCTCCGCCATCGCTTATGACAACGCGCAGGAAGCCTTCACTGCTCGCTACAACCACGAAACCATCGCACTGGGCTTCTCCATCACGGAAGAAGCTGTTGAAGACAACTTGTACGACAGCCTGTCTGCTCGCTACACCAAGTCTTTGGCCCGTGCCATGTCCTACACCAAGCAAGTGAAAGCTGCCGCAGTCGTGAACAACGGCTTCAACGGTTCTTACGCTGGCGGTGACGGTGTGTCGTTGTTCGGTGTGAACTCTTCGAGCGCCCGCGTTGGTCACCCTCTGGTCAACGGTTCTGTGAACTACAACAGCCCAACCGTGGGTGTGGACTTGAACGAAACTTCGTTGGAAAACGCTGTGATCCAGATCGCAGCTTGGACTGATGAACGCGGTCTGTTGATCGCCGCCAAGCCCACCAAGATGGTGATCCCTCCAGCACTGATGTTCGTTGCCAAGCGTCTGCTTGACACCGAGCTGCGTGTCTCGACTGCTGATAACGACATCAACGCGATCAAGCAGATGGGCGCTATCCCCGGTGGCTACACTGTGAACCACTTCTTGACCGACAACAACGCTTGGTTCCTGTTGACCGACGTTCCAAACGGCCTGAAGCACTTCGAGCGTACCGCCCTGTCCACTTCGATGGACGGTGATTTCGATACCGGCAACGTCCGTTACAAGGCCCGCGAGCGTTATAGCTTCGGCTGGTCTGACCCATTGGGTATCTGGGGCTCTTCGGGCTCTGCCTGATACTAGTACGTAAAGTACTCTAAAAGGGCCCTTCGGGGCCCTTTCTTTTTGCCCTTGTGGTGGGTGGCGGTTATGTGTTACATTACCTGTTACTAAGTCACAGGAGCCAATATGGACACAACCAACCTACCCAAAACCCGGGCCGAGGCCAAAGCTGCAGGCGCAACGCACTACTTCACAGGCGAGCCCTGTAAGCATGGGCACATCGCACCACGCAAAACGAAAGGTGCGTGCGTCGAATGTCTGAAGGTGGAATGGCAAGCGGCAGCAGACACACGCGCCGATTACTTCAGGGCGTACAACCGCAACGAAGAGGTCAAGGACCGCAAGCACGCGTGGTACCAAGAAAATCGTGAGCAGGTCATTCAAGCAGCCGCAACACGCCCCGCTGCAATACTGCGGGAGTACCGTAACAACTGGAAAGCAAACAACAAAGTGCAGGTGTTGGCAGACAACAAAGTCCGCCGCCGTAAGCACAGGGATGCCACCCCAAAGTGGCTTTCCAGAAGGCAAAAGTCAGAGATTCGGCAGCTCTATCAAATTGCCATCACCATGACGCAGACGACTGGCGAGCAGTATGTCGTTGACCATATCGTCCCGCTGCGCGGGGAGTTCGTGTGCGGCCTTCACGTGCCGTGGAACCTGCGCGTCATCACGCAGGGAGAGAACTTGAAAAAGTCCAACAAACTCGTTGACCACACCGAACCGCAGTGATATAAACGAACCACCCCCGGACTTTCCGGTGTATCTGACGGCTCCGGGCCGACGTCATGCAGACAGATACGCCTTAACCGCATGAGGAATACATCATGGCAAATACTACCTTCTCCGGCCCAGTCGTATCGCAAAACGGCTTCGTTGGTAACATCACAGGCACCATCACCGGCGGCGTCATCGGCAGCGTCACTGCCACCACTCTGGTACTCCCCACATCCACTGCCGCCGCTATTGGCGCAATTGGCAACGCCATCAACACGACTGGCAAAGTGATTGGTAAGACTGTTGTGGACCTCGCCACTGGCCTGCAGTACACCGCCACCGGCACCGCTGCAAACTCGCCTTGGAAAGCTTCGGACGGCACCACATCCGTCACACCCGCTTAATTGATCCCCGGGGCTTCGGCCCCTGTTTTGAAGGAGATTAATTATGACGATGCAAACCGATGTCAAAGCCACCTCGTTAGCCGCGTCCGGTGCGGTGACGACGTTTCGCGCCCGCTTGCGTAGCTTGGTGATCGAGCCCGGCGCGTCTGCAGGCAGTGTCACCATGAAAGACGGCGGAGCCAGTGGCACAACGCTCTTTACGCTGAACACGGCCGCAGGCGGTGAGACGTTCAACATTCTGATCCCAGCCGAAGGCGTGCTGTTTGCAACAGATATTTACGCCACGCTTTCCAACACGAAAGTGACGGCGTTTTATGCCTAAGAGTCCCGCATGGCAACGCAAGGAAGGCAAGTCCGAGAAGGGCGGTCTGAACGCGAAAGGGCGTGCGTCTTACAACAAGGCCAACCCGGGCAAGCCCGGGTTGAAAGCACCCCAGCCAGAGGGCGGCAAACGCCGCGACTCTTTTTGCGCCCGTATGGAAGGCATGAAGAAGAAGCTGACCAGCGAGAAGACGGCCAAAGACCCGGACAGCCGGATCAACAAAAGCCTGCGGGCTTGGAAGTGCTGAGTCATGGATTTGCCAGTCTGGAACACCGTCCTGTCGTTTGCTTCGGCGCTACTCCTGTTTTGGGTGAAAATCTCCCATGACGAGGTGAAGCGCTTGTCCATTTTGCTCAGCAAGACTCGGGAAGAAAACGCCGAGAAGTTTGTGGCCAAGATGGACATGCACAACGACATGAACCGCGTTATCCAACGCCTTGACCGGCTGGATGCCAAGCTGGACGAGTTTATGAAGGAGCAGCGAAGTGCCCTCAGTTAGTAAGAAACAACACAATTTCATGGCAGCGGTGGCGAACAACCCCGCATTTGCCAAGAAAGCAGGCGTCCCACAGTCCGTGGGCAAAGATTTTTCCAACGCGGACAAGGGCCGCAAATTTTCAAAAGGTGGCGATATGAAAGAAAACATGAAAACCGTGACTAAAGGCGCTTCCAAAATGGGCGCGGTCAAAACTGCTGCCCCCAGCAAAGACGGCGTGGCCACCAAGGGTAAAACCAAGGGCACCATGATCAAGATGGGTGCAGCCAAGCCTCTGGGCATGAAGCGCGGCGGCAAAGCCTGCTAAGGAGCTGCCATGAAACTCGGTGACATTTCCCCCCTTGCGGGGATGATGACCGGTCAAGGCATGACTGGTAAGCTCATGGCCAAAGGTTTTGGTGGGGCGTTGCCGTCTGCCATTGCCCGTAGCGGCCAACGCGATGCCGCCGAAGAAGAGCGCCGCAAGGCAATCGAAGCGGCAGCGCAAGGCCGGAAGATGAAAAAAGGCGGCGTGACACGTGCAGACGGTTGCGTCACCAAAGGCCACACTCGCGGGAAGATGGTGTAAGCCATGATGGCCAGTCGCGGAATGGGGGACATCGCCCCCTCCAAGATGCCCAAAGGCGTGAAAAAAGCACGCCGGGATGACACCGACTTCACGCAGTACGCTGAAGGCGGCAAAGTCAATGCTGCGGGCAACTACACCAAGCCCAGTCTGCGCAAGCGGATTGTGTCCGAGGTGAAGTCCGCAGCAACCCAAGGCACAGGAGCTGGCCAGTGGTCAGCCCGCAAAGCGCAGCTCGTGGCCAAGAAGTACAAAGCAGCCGGAGGTGGCTATCGTGACTGACGAATCAGATGTAGGTTTTAAGGTTAACCCCCAGTTTCTGGTACTGGACAAACAGTTTAAGGGGGCGGGCGCTCGTTTTTCCGCATCCAAAAAACTGGATAAAGACTCAGAAATTAGCGCGTACGCGGACCTGATGGCAGGGAAGCCCGACGGCAGGGATACCTTTGTAAAACCCCAGAAGTTTGGGGTTGAGTACCGCAAGACGTTCAAATCGGGCGGCAAGGTTTCGGCCTCCTCCCGTGCTGATGGTTGCTGCGTCAAAGGCAAAACCAAAGGCACAATGAGATGAAAGCCCCGCAAAAATCGCTCAAGGATTGGGGTGACCAGAAATGGCGCACCAAGTCCGGCAAACCGTCTTCCAAGACGGGGGAGCGATATTTGCCCGAAGCTGCCATAAAATCGCTGTCACCGGCTGAGTACGCTGCCACCACCAAGGCCAAGCGTGCTGGCAAAGCCGCAGGTAAACAGTTCGTGGCGCAGCCTAAACGCATCGCCAAGAAAACAGCAGGGTTCAGATAATGGCTACTACTTCCGGCGTTTCAGCGTTCAATCTGGATTTGACAGAAATCGTCGAAGAAGCCTTCGAGCGATGCGGGGCGGAGCTGCGCACGGGTTATGACCTGAAGACAGCACGCCGCTCTCTGAACCTGATGTTTGCAGACTGGGCCAACCGGGGCCTGAACATGTGGACGTTTGAGCAAGGCACGATTGCGCTGACGGCGGGCCAGAACACCTACGCGCTGCCAAGCGACACGGTGGATTTGATCGAGCACGTGATCCGCACCGGGGCCAACAACGTGGCCACCCAAGCCGATCTGACGATCACGCGCATCAGCGTCTCGACCTACGACACGATCCCCAACAACCTGCAGCAAGCCCGCCCCATCCAGATTTGGGTGCAGCGCCTGAATGCCCAGACAAGTCCCACAGGGCTTCAGCTTAGCGGCGCGATCACGTCCACCGCGACAACCATCACGCTTGACTCCGTTGTGGGCCTGCCCGCCGCCGGGTTCGTCAAGATCGGCACCGAGATCATCGCCTACGGGTACATCTCCGGCAACACGCTCAACAACTGCGCCCGAGGCCAAGCCAACACAACGGCCGCAGCCCACAGCAACGGTGATGCGGTCTACTGGGAGCAACTGCCTGCAGTGACCGTTTGGCCAACCCCGGACAACACCCAGCCGTACACGCTGGTGTACTGGCGTCTGCGCCGCACACAAGACATCGGTGGCGGTGTCAACGTGGCGGACGTGCCTTTCCGGTTCATCCCCTGCATGGTGGCAGGCTTGGCGTACTATCTGGCAATGAAGCTGCCCAACGCAGCGGATCGCATGCAAGTGCTGAAAGCTCAGTACGATGAGGCGTGGCAGCTTGCCCAAGACGAAGACCGTGAGAAGGCCGCTGTGCGGTTCGTGCCACGGCAGATGTTCATTGGGAGCGGCACGTAATGGGTAATCGCTATGCGTCAGGCAAGAACTCGATCGCCATGTGCGATCGTTGTGGGTTTCAGTTCAAGCTGACCGCGCTGCGCAAAGAGGTGATCAAGACCAAGACGTACAACCTGCTGGTGTGCGATTCTTGCTGGGACCCAGATCAGCCGCAGCTTCTGCTGGGCATGTATCCGGTGGATGACCCACAGGCGGTGCGCAACCCTCGCAGGGACACCACGTATGTGACGGCGGGCACCAATACAGACGGTTTCAACACCGGGGGTTCGCGGGACATTCAGTGGGGCTGGAACCCTGTTGGCGGTTCCCGGGGTTTTGACAATGCGTTGACGCCAAATAACTTGGCTTTGACCGTGGAAGTTGGTACAGTTACAGTTCAAATAGGAGTCTGACATGGACAAAAAAGACCTCGCGCAAGACAAGAAGATGGTGAAGTCGGCCGTGCGCAAGCATGAAGCCCACATGCATCCCGGCAAAACACCGACCAAGCTGAAAGCTGGTGGCAAGACCAACAGCGATATGCTGCAGTACGGCCGCAACATGGCCAAGGTCATGAACCAACGCAGCCCCGGTAAGAAGGGAGCCTGATATGGCAACTAAAGCTGGACGCCCCGTTCCGTCGGGGGAAAAAACCACAGCAACTCGTGTTGCTGGCCCACAACCTCGAACTGTCGTTACCCCAGTGGTCGGCGTCGAGCCTGCCAAGAAGACCATGCGAGACACCAACGTGTCCGTGGCCAACGTGCGCAGCCAAGACTACCCACCTACCAAAACCAGCGGCATCAAAATCCGTGGCACTGGTGCAGCCACCAAGGGCGTGATGGCTCGTGGCCCAATGGCGTGAGGTCTGAATGAACTACACCGAGTTGAAAGCGGCGATCATCGCCTACACAGAAAATCAGGACGCTTCGTTTGAGGCGGAGATTCCTGTGTTTGTGGAGCAGGCTGAGCAGCGCATTTTCAACATGGTGCAGTTCCCATCGTTGCGCAAGAATGTGACGGGCTCTACCACCAGCAACAACAAGTATCTGGCATGTCCTTCGGACTTTTTGTCGGTGCACTCGCTGGCAGTGGTGGATGCTTCGGGTAACTACGAGTACCTGCTCAACAAGGATGTGAACTTCATCCGGCAGGCGTACCCGAACCCCAACGACACGGCGTTTCCCAAATACTACGCTCTGTTTGGCCCGCAGTCCAACGACATCAATGAACTGACCTTCATCTTGGGCCCAACGCCAGACGCCACCTACGTGGCCGAGCTACATTACTTCTTTTATCCACCGTCGATTGTGACGGCCGGGACTTCTTGGTTGGGTGACAACTTTGACAGCGTGCTGCTTTACGGTTCGCTGGTCGAGGCGTACACCTACATGAAGGGTGAAGTTGACATCATGCAGGGCTACGACATGAAGTTCAAAGAAGCCGTAGCATTGGCCAAACGTCTGGGCGATGGACTGGAGCGTTCCGACAGCTACAGAAGCGGCCAGTACCGTTCGCCACCGCTACCTCAAAACAGAGGGGTAAACTGATATGTCAATCGTACAAACCGCAACCACTTCGTTCAAAGTCGAGCTGCCGCAGGGTGTCCACAACTTTGGCCCCACCTCGCCGGACACGTTCAAGATCGCTTTGTATACCGCCGCTGCGGACCTTGGCTATGCGACAACCGTGTACAGCACCTCCAACGAGGTGACTGGCGCGGGCTATTCGGCCGGTGGCAACACGCTGACCATCACGACCACGCCTGTGGCGGCAAACAACAGCAGCAACGTGCCCACGGCATACTTCAGCTTTGCCAACACTTCTTGGACTGGCGCTACGTTCACGGCCCGTGCGGCTTTGATCTACAACAGCAGCGAAGGCAACAAGTCTGTGGCGGTGCTGGACTTTGGCTCCGACAAGACCGTCAACATCGACACTTTCCAAATCATCTTCCCAACAGCCGATGCCAACAGCGCAATCGTGCGAATCTCTTAAGGAGCCATCATGGAACACAGCAAAGCAGCCGACAGCGTTACCGCAGGCATGACCACAAACCGCGCTGGCGGTGAGCGCGTTGGCGCGGGCGGTGTCTTCACCGTCACTTGCGTGGGCGCAGACGGCAAGGAAAAATGGTCCGACTCGTTCCACAACCTCGTGGTCAATCAGGGTCTGCAGGACATGAACAGCAAGTACTTTGCCGCTTCGGGTTACACCGCCGCTTGGTACTTGGGTCTGGTCGAAGGCCCCGGCTCCGGCACAACATTCGCCGCTGCCGACACACTGGCCTCGCACGCTGGCTGGACTGAGTTGGTGCCCGGCACTGCTTACACTGGCAACCGCAAGGCTGTCACGTTTGGCACGGCCACAACGGCTGATCCATCGGTGATCACAAACTCCGGCAGTCCATCCTCGTTTGCCATGCTGGTGAACAGCACTGTGGTGGCTGGCGCGTTCTTGGCCAGCGTGAGCAGCGGCACTTCCGGTATCTTGTTCTCTGCTGGTGACTTCACTGGCGGCGACAAGACCGTGGACAACGGCGACACCCTGAACGTCAGTTACTCTTTTTCCCTTGACGCGGCATAACTAGATGGATACACTCTAAACTTCAATGTTTGGAGTGATCATGACAAGTTTTAAACGGCTTCTTGGAGTTTGGCGGACCATGCACAACCGGTGCTACAACAAAAAGCAGAAATGCTACCCCGACTACGGTGGCCGGGGTATTGTTGTTGATAGCCGCTGGCATGGCGCAGATGGCTTCCAAAGCTTTTTGAAGGATATGGGTGAATGCCCCGAGGGTGCAACGCTTGATCGCAAAGACAACTCCGGGCCGTATAGCCCTGAGAATTGCCGGTGGGCAACCAGAGCAGAGCAGGCAAGAAACAAACGAAACAACCGGTTCATCACCGCCAACGGGGAAACAAAAACACTTCGAGAGTGGGCCAATTCGCTCAAGTGTTCACCTGCTGCAATTTTGTACCGGATAAATAAAGGCATGGATGAGGAAAAGGCGGTTACGATGCCAATTCCAAGCAGGCCAAATTCAAAACTCACACTGGAGCAAGCCGTGTACGTCAAAAAAACATACCCAACTTTGTCGATGCAGGCGCTTGCAACTCAGCTTGGCGTGAGCAAAAAGTCAATCCTCAATATCGTGCACGGAGTAACTTTCGTGGACGCAGCCTGATAGGGGCAAGTGGTGTTTGGTGATGTCACTTTTGCCCAAGCACCCTTCGCCTCTTTAGGCGGGAATACGTTCGCCGCCACGCAACCAGAAGCCGCTGCAGCGGTGGCTTCCTTTGAGGCCCCAAGCGTCATTCGCGGCGGCATCATGAGCGAGACTGCTACGGGCCAAAATACCCAATCGGTCATCGCCACAATGGTGGCTACGCAGGCTGAAACATCCTCTGCATCCAGCGTTCAGTCGGTCATCGCCAACATGGTGGCCAGTATGCTGGAGCAGGGCACGGCCACAGACGCTCAAACGGCCATCGGTACGTTCTTGGCATCGCAAGCAGAAAGCACCAGCGCCACAGCCGCTCAAACAGCCATCGGTACGTTCTTGGCCGCGCTGTCGGAAACAGCCACAGGTTCGGACTCCATGAATCGGGGCTTGCTGATTTCAGTGGCAATTGCAGAGAGCGCGGCGGGCACGGCAACTCAGGTGTCGCAGGTCATCTTCAATGGCTCCATCGCGGAAGCTGTGAGCGCACTGAGCACATTTGGCGTCATCAAAATAGCCAACGTCTACCCAACCGGCGTGCAGCTCACCATCAGCATCGGAGGGGCGCTGGTCTGGGCGGTAATTGACGACAGCCAGAACCCAAACTGGCAAAATATCAACGACGTGCAGTCCCCCGGCTGGACGCAGCTACCGTCGTAAGGACACAAAATGGCATTGGCACTCAAAGATCGCGTCAAGGAAACCACCACCACAACTGGCACGGGCACGGTTACGCTGGCCGGTGCAGCTTCGGGCTTCCAGTCATTTGCGGCGGTGGGCGACGGCAACCAGACCTTCTACGCCATCGTGGACTCAGCTTCCGGCGACTGGGAAGTTGGTGTTGGCACATACACATCCTCCGGCACTACGCTGTCTCGCACCACGGTGGTGTCGTCCAGCAACGCAGGGTCCTTAGTGAATTTTGGCGCTGGCTCCAAAGACGTGTTTGTCACATACCCATCCTCACGGTCGGTGTATCTGGACGCTGCGGGCTCCGCCGTCACCACGCTGGACATCGGGACTCTGGGCACCAGCACGGCCAACATCACCACGGCCAACATCACGTCCGGCACGGTGTCCACAACTCCGACCAGCGGCAACGACATCACCAACAAGACCTACGTTGACACCTTGGCGGCGTCCGGCATTCACTTCCACCAGCCCGTAATGGTTGAAAGCCCAACTAACCTTAACGCAACTTACAACAACGGCACTGCGGGTGTTGGTGCAACGCTTACTAACGCGGGAACGCAAGTTGAGTTAATTATTGATGGCATCTTCACATCGCCGGGTGATCGCGTTTTGGTTTATAGCCAAACCAATCCAATCGAGAACGGCATTTATGTTGTCACAGTTGTAGGTACAGTTTCTACAAATTGGGTGCTAACACGCGCCAGCGATGCTGACACCTATGTAATTAACAGCGCAAACGGTCTGAGCGAAGGTTCCACGGTTTTTGTTCAGTTGGGCGCGACAGGCGCGGGTGAGACCTACACCTGCAACACAAGCGGCGTCATCACGTTTGGCACGACCAACATTACGTTTGCCCAGATTTCATCAGCGCAGATTTACAGCGCGGGCACGGGCCTGAGCCTTTCTGGCACGCAGTTCAGCATCACCAACACGGGCACTGCTGGAACTTACGGCGACGCCGCCACGGTGCCGGTGATCACCACCAACGCACAGGGTCAAGTCACAAGCGTCACTCCCACAGCCATCGCCATCTCGGGCGCAGCGGTCTCGGGCAACATCTCTGGCCAAGCCGGATCGGTGGCCAACGCCCTGACAGCGGGCACATACCTGACCGCTGCTGGCACATACGACGGCTCCGCAGCCCGAACCTTTGCGGTGGACGCAACTGACGCCAACACAGCTAGCAAGGTTGTAGCTCGGGATGCCTCGGGTAACT